GAGAGATACTTAGTTGCAATGCAAGCATTTGGTAGAGACGAACTTATACCAAAAGTGATCGCCCACATGAGGACTCTTAGAGAAGAGGGAGATATGACTTTTAGTGAGATGCTCACACATTTTGGAGCCCTACGAGAGGCGGTAATTCTTTACAACACCGCGCTATCTGAGTCTCCTGCAAATGAGGCTACGCGGACACAAATTGGTCTACTTGAAGTGCTCAAAGAGAAGTGGGCTGAATTTAGTGATAGTGATGCCATTAAAGGCGTGCAGGATCAGTTAGCAGAAACATTTAGCCCAAATGGTACTCTAGTATCAGGTATATCGGACGCTATAATGCAGGTCAGCTTGTACGGTAAGAAGTCGTCAGAAGTGTTTAAAGCCCTAGGGCGAACTATCGTAAATGAGGTTGTTGGCAGTTTAATCAAGGCTGGCGTACAGATGGCTATCAACTGGGCGAAGGAAAAAATATTTGGAACAGCTAAAAAGGCATTAGCAGTCAGTATTGAGACTACGCAAACAGCCGCCCACGCAACAGGTACAGTAGCAAGAACAGGCACAGCAGTAACAGCTGCGGCTACCGAAACAGCCGCTTGGACACCAGCGGCAATGATGGCTTCTCTTGCATCTTTCGGAACTAACGCTCTAATGGCAATTGCTGGGATTATGGCGGTATCTAAACTAATGAAGTCCTTTGATGGAGGCGGTTACACAGGTTCAGGCGCACGCTCAGGAGGATTGGATGGAAAGGGTGGCTTTATGGCAATGATGCACCCTAATGAAACTGTTATTGACCACTCTAAAGGGCAGTCTATTGGAGGAGGTGGAGCTGGAAACGGAGGACAAACTACTAATGAGGTCAATATAGACTTCACGGTAAACGCTATGGACTCTCAATCATTCCAGCAGTCAATGGCAGAGAACGCAGACTTAATTATCGGTGTGATCCGTTCAGCATTTCACGAGCAAGGGGAGGCGGTAGTAATTTAATGGCATATCCAACCACACCAAAACCAAACAAGATAAAAGTAACAAGCAATGCCCCTGCCTTTGTTTCGCAGACTCAAAACCTAAGACGACAGACTCGTACAACAGGCGCACAGCAATGGAATTTTGAGCTAACTTATCCACCATTGAGCAGGTCAGACTTCGCACCCCTTTGGGCTTTTGTAATATCTCAAAAAGGCAGATATGGCTCTTTCACTTTTGTTCCTACAGTTTATGGTGACACTAGCGGTACAGCCACAGGCACTTTGCTTGCCAACGGTTCAGCGGTAATTGGTGCAACTTCGGTAACTTCTGATGGGTTGACAGGTACACTTAAAGCAGGAGATTTTATTAAGTTTGCAGGTCACGACAAAGTATATATGCTNACNGCNGATGGAAGCACTAATTTAGCCATTGAACCCTCCCTGATATCCGCTGTAGCTGATAACGAAGCAGTTACTTACAATGATGTACCTTTTACGGTTGCACTCGATGACGAGGCTCAGGTGATGACGGCTGATAATTCAGGATTCACCAAATACAAAGTTAAGTTGACGGAAGCGTTCTAAAATGGCTCGCTTCACAGGATCAAACGCAACAGAAGCCGCAAAGGATCAGAACAGACCTATTCATTTAGTGTCTGCACACTTTGATGCGGTGACTACTTATACGACTGATGCTTTCCACGAGATGACTTTTAACGGAAACACTTATAATCCAGCAGGTGGATTGTTGCAGATTTCAGATATATCCGAGCAGTCTAAGATTGTAGTATCTACGGTCAATGTCTCACTTTCAGGAGTAGACCAAACTTATCTATCTCTGATTCTTGCAGAGGATTATATTGATCGACCATTAAAGATATACACAGGGTTCTTGGATGAGAATAGTCAATGGGTGGCTGATCCTTGGTTGTCACTAGATGCCCGAATGGATGCTCCAACAATTAAAGAAGACCTTAAAACAGGCAAGTCAGTTGTTACCATTGCCGCTACAAATGCGTGGGTGGATTTTGAGCGTAATACGGGACGGCATACCAACCATTCAGAGCATCAATCCTATTTTGCTGGCGACAAAGGGTTTGAGTTTGCTAGTGAGATTCAAAAAGATATTCCTTGGGGTAGAGCGTGATCCAGAACTTACCGCAGAGCGCACTAGATACAAGCCTCGCTCAATATCAGCAACCTTGCACTACCATTGTAGATAATGCTGATGACTGTCTACCAGCGCAGTTTGACGAAGCTACAGCGCAGGGAATGGAAGCTATGTTATTAAAGATGGATCAGATAGATGCGCCTGTAACCCATAGATTTGCACCTAATATTTATATCCGTGAAGTTGCAATGCCAGCAGGTGCGTTTGTGATGGGTCANTANCATAANACCAANCACNTNAATATTATGCTTAAAGGTCGGATTAGCTTCTTAGGATCAGATGGCAATTGGGTTGAAATGAGCGCACCGCAAACTTTTGTNGCAGAAGAGGGGCGTAAAGTTGCTTTTGTCTATGAAGATACCGTTTGGCAAAATGTGTTCTCAACTACTGAAACTAATACAGAGAAGCTAGAGGAGACTTATCTTAGAAAATCTACAACTTGGGATGAGTATAAAGAAGCTCACGACAATCTACTATTCTTTGATTATGCAGAAGATACTACAGATTATTACAAAGCAATTGCAGAGTTTGGCTTTACCCACGAGCAAGTGCAAGAGCTAACAAAAAATGAAGATGACCAAGCACCTTTCCCTCACGGAAGTTATAATGTGACGGTAGCGGATTCAACTATTGAGGGCAAAGGAATGTTTGCAACTGCAACATTTAACAAGGGTGATGAGATAGCTGTTGCTAGACTAGGCGACAAGCGCACCCCTGCTGGGCGTTACATTAACCATTCCAAAACACCCAACGCCTATCCTTTAGTGATTGGCAACGATGCGTATATTATTGCTCACAGAAGAATTGAGGGCTGTAAAGGTGGATCATTGGGCGAAGAGATTACAATAGATTATAGACAAGCATTATCGCTGGAGGCTAAGAAATGTCAGGTTTCGTAGCAGGTGCGGTCATTGGATATGTAGCAGTTGGAACAGTTGCGGCTATAGCAGTCGGAGCGGTGGTTGGTTATGTAGTCGGTGGCGCAGTAATGGATATGCTCACACCTGATATGCCAGATGTGGGAGCAGGTACGCAGGGAGCAATGACCAACAAGGCTTCCAGCAATGACCCTATCCCTATTATTTATGGCGAGCGTAGGATTGGTGCTACCCAGGTGTTTGTAGAGACTAGCGGATCAGACAATATATATCTGTATGAAATCCTGATTCTTGGAGAGGGAGAGATTGAAGGTGTAACTGATGTATGGGTTGATGATGATTTAATTACATCTGGTAAGTACGCTATTGGAAATGTAGCACCTATGGCTACAGCACCTATGGCTACAGCACCTACACAAACTCAACTTGTTGCTACATGGGCTGGTAATGTTGACCATATCTTTTATGTTGAGATTCAATGTGCCGTATCTGGCGTTCATACTTATAGTGGCTCTGGTACTTCTGGCACTTTAGAAAGTGGTGCTTCAGCACAAACTATTAGCTATGATGAATCCCCGTCTGGATATGAGGATGAGGGTTGGCATGGTGACTTATCAGCAAGTATCAACTTAACACCTTATGATACATCTGTACTAAATGATACTTATGAGCATGATGTAGTTTTAGTTAAAACTCGTGGTAGAGGAACTATCACTTTGCTACAACACCCTTCTTTTGGCAATGACTATAAAGCAGTTGTAAAAATCTTTGATGACGGTGATGGTGAAGACCATTTCCAGTTTAATTTAACAATGCGTGAGGGTAGCGAACCAGACACAGTTCAAATGGGTGTTGGACGAGCCATAGCATATATCCATAAAGGTACTGACGACCAAGTTGCTGATGCTAATCTTGTAAGTGCGACTTCTAATTGGACTGCCAGTCACCAGTTAAAAGGTACGGCTTACGCTTATATCCGTCTTGAATATGACCAAGACACTTTCACAGGTGGCATACCAACTATTAACTTCGTCACTAAGGGCGTTAAAGTCTACGATCCTCGCACCTCAACA